TGACCTGAAGAGTTTACATATTCACAACCGACGAAGACGCCGATGCCGCCTACGCCTGAAGTGCCTGAAATGCTGTTAGAGGTAAGGTCTGCACCTGTACCTGTAGCCAGCGCGATATACCCATCAGCCCCGATGATTACAACTTGACCATAGAATAGGTTCGTTGCTTCACCAGCAGGGTCGATGAGATACTGGTTTGTTGCACCAGCATATGGCATCCCATCCGCTCTACGAACTGGACGGAGACCATAAGGAGCCGCTGAAGTAGCCATAGCTCTCTCCTACATCTTAGTTTCTACCAAGCAAGCGACTTTAAAAGTTCAATTGAACTATTCTAGCTACTTGCCAAACGAAGTCCTCGTAGAACGCTCTGGATTTAGAACGGGCATACGAGGGTCTGATTGTCTTAGATAAGAGTTATCCACGGCTTGCATTTGGCTTCTAGCCTGATCAAGCTGTGCTTCCCTCCTAGCCTTAACATTTTCGGTAGAGTTCTGGCAAAGCAGTAATCCACCGACCTCAATATTGTCTTGAAATCGTGAGTCGATATCAGACACAACGTGAAGGTTTGGGTGATCTTCTTTCCGAACAGGTGTCCAACCTTCACGAAATCTAGAAGAAACATTCGTGTTATCCGTATTACCCAAGGTTGCTGTGCGAATCCAGCGGTACTCAATACCATCTCTGGGTTCGGGGGTCGGTAACATAGAAGGTCTCTGCCATGACACTTTACGTTTTGACTCTTCGCGAGTCTCAGTTGTGCGTGAGGTTCTATCCGTCATTTAGATGCTTCCTTCATTACTTGCGCCGCATATTGCTCATTAGTCAGACCAAGCCGCTTGGCGAGAGAGGCTTGCGTTGAGGTCAGTCGCACTGTGCGTGGTTTCTTTGTCACTCTGGACGGGGCGGCAACCACGGAGCCGTGTTGACGATGAGGTGCTTCTTCCTCAATTAGCCCATCGTCAAACTTATGTGGAAAGGTCTTTCTTATAGACCTATCTATTTCAGCATAATACCGATCCGATCTTGGATCAATACCCTCTGATACAAGTCTTTGGTGAAGACCATATGCATATCCTGTCATTTCAGGATCTCTCTCAAACCAATCGTTACGCTTTCCCCACTCTATGGCCCTTTGATCTGGCTTAGGGATTTGTGGCGAAGGCTGTTGATAATTGGGTTGAGGGGCTTGCTGCTTAACTCTCTGTTGGGGTCTGTAATTTTTTACACGATCCAACTCAATTGTTAGGGCGGTCTTTTTTTCATCTGCCGCCATCAATGCATCTGGATCACCAGTCTCATAAGCTGATCTATACTCAGCTTTTGCTTTTTCTAGCTGTGACTCGATCCTTGCTTGAGCCTGACTGATCAGAGTTTTTTCTCCGTCATCCAAGCTTTTTCTTAGATTTTCATTCTCAGTCTTGATCTGTTGAGCATATCGAAGTGCTTCTTCTTGAAGACGCGCAGCTTCTTCTTTTGCCCTGCGCTCCTCATGGAACTCATACTTCAATTGCTTGATTCGCTTTTGAACCCCTTCAGAGTACGATGCTATCTCATCGTCTTCAGGAATATTTGGCTTTGCATCCTCTGCTCTACGAGGCTTGCCTTGATCCGCTTCAGGCGTATCATCGACAATCTCAATTTCGAATCCGTCATCATCAGGACCAGCGCTTACATTACCTTGCGCACCTCTAATTGCTTCCGCAACGGTTTCTTCTTCGAACTCTTGTTCTTCAGCTAAATCGCTCATATCCGTGTGTACCCCCGTGGATCATCAACTACAGCTTCGACCGTATCATCATTAATCAAACGAAACTCTTTTCCGTGGATCTTGAACCGTGTGCCTGAATAAGAACGGAAGATAACAAAATCTCCTTTCTTACAGAACGGCCCATTTGGAAATTTATCATGATCTTTGTAAGCATCTTCCCCCATATCAATAACAAAACCTATTATTGATGCGGTTTCTTCAGCAGATCTAAGACCATCAGGCATAAATACTCCGCCTTCTGTCTTTTCACTTACCTCTGGAAGTCCTATGAGAATCTTGTAGCCTTTAGGCCTTGGTAGCTGTGTTGCTACTTTCTCTTCAGTTGTTTTCTTGCCTGTATACATTTACCTACCTTGCAGTGATTTAAGGTTCACAGTCACCTTGCGTGGATTCATCCACGAAGCCCCACTCACGAATAGATCAAAAAGATCTACTCTTCAATAAATCTTTTTTCTATTTCCTGTAATTCTCCCTCTATTAGCTTTAAACTTTCGTATCTTCCTACAATTCTGCTGTAAGAAGCCATATCTTCGGCACCACCACCTGCCAAATATTCTTGGATCTCTTTTTTGTAATCAGAGATCACCCGCTTTAAAAGCGCAATTACTGTATCATCCATCTCCCGAAGTTAGCTCCTTTGCTATTTGAATACCCAACTTAGCGCCCTCTCTTTGGTCGGAACGCTGAGAGTTATCAAGATCAGTTGCAAGTTTGACCCCAAGCCTTGCACCCTCTCTTTGATTCTGCGCCTCAATCTTTTTAGCATCAAGCTCAAGCTTGGCTGTATCCATCCTAATCTTATGCTGCAACTCTACTTGCTTCAGCTTCACTTCCTCTTGCTGCATTTGCACAATAGGATCTTGCTGTTGCTTTTGCACCTGTTCTTGCTGCGCCTCAGCTTGATCCTTTTGTAGAAGCTTGGCTGCTGCTTCTTGCGTCAGGCGAGACACTTCAATCTCTAGGTCTTCTGGAAGCGGCTCGTTCTGTGGTGGCAATGCGACACCAAGCTGCTTCTCTATTTCCTTACGATACTGAGCGGCAACATGTTCAGTAATATGTGCAGCCATGTTTTGCTGTATAACTTGAGCAAACGGAGACTGGCCTATCATCTGCATAATCTTTGGATCTTGTGCTGCAGCCATGTGAACAGCGATGTGAGCCTCATGATCCTGATATGTAAATACCTTCACAGGCTCTTGCTTCATAATCATCATGTTTTCTGTGACAGGATCTGCAGGTTTGATCTCATCTGGAAGTTTGATAATGTCACTCGCATCCTGAATACCAAGAACCTCAAGCATCTGACGATGAAGCTTGCCCATATCGTACAACTGTGGTGCTTGCTGGGCCAACTGCAATGCAGCCTGATACTGCATGATGCGTTGAGCCATAGTTGCAGCATTTGGATCAGATACAGGGATTACGTCTATACGCTTATCAAAATCTAAAGTTCTATTGAACTCTCCGTCCATTTCATACGCGTATTCCGCTGGCATGTAGTCATGAACTATCGCAGCCAGCAAACGAAGCTCTTTTTTCATGGCGGCATGAAGGCGAGCCTGTACACCAGACATCACCTTCATGGACCGCTCTAGAAGCGCAAGGGTTGTACCGACTGGTGCTTGAGCATTCATGTCACCAACCTGTATATCGGCTACAGAACCTATGCGCCTTCCTTCTTCGACAATATTTCCAAGCAGCGAGTAGAGTACGCTACTTGGCTCCTTGTAAGGAATAAACGTAATCGAATCACGGATGGCACCGCCCGGTACGTCCACATCCCTAAACTCACCCGGCATAAGAGGAGTATCATCTCCTTTGATACGAAGCCCCCTAGCTTTAAGGCCAGCAGGTAGGTTCGATAACGTGCCAGCGTCAATAAGCTGGCGAAGGATAGATGTCGCGGATTTAGCCAATCCACCAATAAGATGAATAAGACCCGTACCGTAGAACCCAAGTCCCGGAAGATATTTGTAATGAACGAAGTGTAGTCTCTTCCTTTTCTTTGGGTCATCTTCATACCAGTTTCTTCTAATTGATAAAATTTCCTGAGATGATTTATCGATAGTAATAACATATGGCCTTGCTATACCATCTGGATCATCAAACTCTTCTGGCATGTTCATGTCTACATGCATCTCAAGTATGGTGTGCCTATCATCATCTTCAATGATAGCACTCTCTCCATCAAGCTCGTCATACTTTTCTTGAATGTCTGAGAAATCAGGAGCGGCATCTGGGAGTTCTATGTCACGATAGAAGCCATTAACCTGTAGCTCCAAGATTTCGTTGCTCGTTTTCTTCATAACGTGCGTATATCTTGGACAGGTCATAAGATCAGTTGTGCCATACGATGCCACAAAGTCTTCAGATGGGACAAATACGGCACATGGCCTATCCATTAAAGGATCATAATATACTTTTTTGAATGCAGAGCCAGCAAGGGGTAGCTTAAATAGCATCTGCTCAAGCTCATCTCTGTACTCTGTCATCTCCTCAGTCAGGAGATAATTCATTTCATTTTGCACACGATCAGCCTGATCTGCTTTTTCTGGGGTCATCTTGCCCATGATCTTGGTTCTAACGGGACCACTGGCAGGGAATAGCTCCCCCATAGCCTGTGCTTGGAATCTAACAACTGACTCAGTCAGCACTGGATGAAATACACCAGACGCTCCAGCCCACGGCTGCTGACGATCTTCGATCTTCATACCCAGCAGATCCAAGCCTTTTACATAAGCTCTTGCCCAATCAGCCCGTGACTCCCTGTCTGAGTTGAAGTCTTCAACTAACTCAGACGCCATAGCTCTCAAATCACCCTCTTCCAAAAACTCAGCAAGGTTTGAATCGTGATCTGGGCCTACAAGATCTTGAGTCAAGCTTCCTTCAAAATCAATAATTACTCCGCCATCTTCTGTTTCCATAGAAATGGCGTCTGGATTTACAATTTCTACAGTGAGTTCTTCTTCAGATGGATTTTCTTCTATATCCAAGGCAGAAGGAACTAATGGTTTTTCAATAGCCATAGGCACTCTCTCTGGTGTGACTTAGTTTACTTTACACAAAAACTACGTTGTGGTCTATACTAGAGTTGGCGAAGCACGGTTGTGGGGTCTACCGCACCTCGCCACGGGACATTCGGGAGCCTGTCCCAGCTAAAGTGTAGACAATACATGGTACAAAAACAAGATGACGTGTGTCTTAGTTGCGGTACTGTGGGGGCAAAATTTTTATTTCGGGTTGTACAAGGTCTGTGTGTACGACTGTGGTCAGAAAAGACCCAGCTACATGTGGTATGATAAAAGCTATGTAGTGCATCCTAACTACACTTGTCCCGCGAGGTTTTACGATACATGATAGAAATAGGGGTGGCAATTGCTGGGGCGCAAGCAGCTTATAATTTTTTAAAAAAGGGCGTCAGTGTCGGCAGAGATCTGCAGGATATGGGCAAGCAATTGCAACAATGGGCCAACTGTATGGCTGATATTGATCAGGCTGAGAAGATGGCTGAAAAGCCACCGTGGTACAAGCTACTGGGTGGGGGTGTACAAGCGCAAGCTATGGAAGTGTTTCTTGCGAGGAAACAAGCGCAAAGGATGCGTGATGAGTTGCGAGAGTTAATTAGCCATCCAGCCATACTGGGACCATCCCACTGGCAGGAGTTTTTGAGGATAGAAGCGGAGATTCGGAAGCAAAAGCGTGAGCATGACTTCCGTAGGATGGAGATAAAGCAAAAGATCATAGAGTGGTGCGCTGGAATTGTTTTGTTCTTAGTTTTGTTTGCTGGTCTTGTGGGCTTTGTGTGGTTAGCCAATGCTTGAGCCAGTAGGAAATTTACCGTTTGCC